ATCACTACCGGGAGGGTAAACATCATTAATTTGTTCGATTAAGTCTCTACCTAAAACTCCTTCACTTGGGCTTTCTAAACCACTCACGTGAGATATAGCAACTTCAGCATCTATTTCAACACGATCTCTTCTGTTTCTTTCTGCTTCTTTGTTTTCAAAGTCAGATTCAATAATAGAAATAATATCTTTAACTGCCTGCCTTCTTGCTCCCGGAGTAGTAGTGTCTGCTTTAATAGTTGTTAAAGCTTCTAAAACTGAAGGATTATTAGCTAAATTAGGATTATCTTGAAGATACTTTGTATGAAATGGACCTAACTTTTGCGACTCTACCGCCTCTCTATTAGAATCTCGTAATTCTCTTATCTCTGTTGCTTTTTTAATAATTTCTGCTTTGTCTTCTTCTGGTATATCTAAAGCATCAACTGACTCATTAATAGGAGCGTTACTGTTACCTAAAACAGCCGCTCTATTTGCAATCATAGCTTGTCTTTCTGCTGCTGCTGCTTCAGCTTGTCGTACTTTAACTTGGTACGCTGCATCATTTCTTGCTTTAATTTCTTTATCAGTTTTACCAGAAATATTAGAAAGAGTAGTACTACCTAAGTTACCTTCCACAGCAACACGCTTCATAATATCTTCAATACGTCTAGCTTCTTCGTCATTATTAGTAGCTAAAGCCTGCTGACGAGCTAACTCAAGGTTCGCAATACTAGTTTGGCTTCCAGTTTTTACAGCAGTGCTTTTTAAAGCCTGTGCAGCAGCAATTTGCTCTGGAGTTTTAGCACGAGAAAGCATATAGTTAGCTTGATCCACTGGACCCAAAGCTTTAAACTTTTCTGTCTCTTCTTGTTGCTGTTGTTGCATTCGCATAATACCCGGAGTTTGTCCTAACCCACGAGCAGCCTCAAACAAACCTTGCTGGTAAGAAGGCTGTAACAGTCCTTGTAAAAATGTTTGTGAAAACCTAGCCATAATTATTCACCTAGCCTTTATCAAAAATACTACCAAGAAGGGAACCAAACAAAGATCCTATTCCATCATCCGTTTTAACAGGAGAGAACATACCACCAAGGATTCCTGAACCAATACCACCCAGCAAGTTAGCCCTAGTTTGTTCAGCAATTAGTCTAGCCTCAAGACCACTCATCATAGTCTCACCGTACTGACCAGCACCAAACAACTGAGCCTGCTGTTGTAACTGCGGGAACAGTGACGTAGCTTGGATAGCGTTAAGAAGCTGTGCTTGTGGTACGTATGCACCGCCTAGTGCACCAAGACCTAGCTGTTGTTGAGCCTGCTGTAGACCCATGCGACCACTCAACAAACCAGCACCACCAGCAAGAGCCTGCAATGCTTGAGCCTGTTGTGCTGCCTCTAGAGCTTGTCGTTGTCCTGCAAGACCAGAACCTAAGCCAGCAAACTGTGCACCCAATGCTGCCTGTTGTGCTTGCTCTGCTTGTGCCTGTTGCATAGCCATCAAGGCTGCTTGGTTCTGTGCAGACTCCTGTGCCTTAGCCAACGCAAGCTGCTCTGGCGTACCACCAAACATAGCAGTCTGTACACCACCACGGCCTTGAGCAAACAGTCGCTCTTCTAACGCAAGCCGTTGTCGCTCTTCTTCACCAAGCTGGGTAGCCCTGATACGCTCAAATACCTCTTGTTCTCTAGCACCAGTAGGCATACCAGCTTGGCCCATAAACTGACCACCAAGACCAAATGCTTGCTGTGATGCTGCTTCTTGTTGAGCTAACCCAAACGGATCAGCAGCAAGACCAGCCCTACCAGCCGCTATAGCTTCTGTCCCAGCACCGCCTAACGCAGTAGTACCTGTAGGAGCAGTACTGGACAAACGTGTAGCAGCAGTTCCTAATAACTGACTCTGTATAGCTTGTTCAGAAGGAGAAAGAGTCATGCTAGGGGTTAGACTAGTAATCGCACCAGTAGTAGGATCAACAGATGGAGTGTAACCAAACGTACCGCCTGTCCCTGTCGTCAGAGTGTAAGGTTTAAACTGGGAAAGAGCTAAGGCTTGTTCCGCTAATCCTACTGCACCGGGAATGGCCTTACCATCTACCGTAGTGCCTAGTACAGCCTGTTCTCCAATACTTCCTAGCCTGTCGTAAGCAGATTTAGTTAACGCAGAACCACCTGCAATAGCCGCACCACCAACGAGAGGACCAAGAAGACCTCCTAAAAAACCACCCAAGCCAGAAGTTTCTTCATCAGCCATTAGTAAGTACCTCTACTTTTATTATAATTACTCATACTGTTTTACCTATTAGTGCTAGTACATTCATTTCCTGTATGGACAGTGCGTAGCCGTTGATGTCTGTCTCAAGACCCACGCTGATTACTGAGCCGTAGCCTGTTGTGTTAATAGAAGAACGACTAATGATTGTGCCTTCTTCTGAAAACTCAGCTACGTTGTACTCAGACTGCCCGTAGAATCCGGGTGTAGCACTGCTGGTTCTAAACGTGCTAGTGCTGGTTGCTGTTGAAAAGTCGTAAGACCACTTGAGGAAGATGTCAGCGTTGTTGCCGCCAATAATCGTAGGTCTAATCTTTTTCAACATCTTAATACGTGACGGATCGCCAAAGCTCAAGCCGGGACTAAAGTAACGGAAGCGATAAACTTCTCCGTTGTCAAAGTAGTTGTCGTAAGTTCCAACACCCGCTGTTGTGCCTATGTATATGTCACCGTTTCTGTCCCTGTGGAAACACTTGAAGTCCACACTAGGCCATCGTGTTACCCTGTACGCACCGTTCTCCAGCGTGCCTCGTACATCAAAGCAGTACACGAGGTTGAGGTCAGGAAAGCACAGAAGATAAAAATAGTTTTCAGGACTGTACACCGTACTAACTGGTTCTGTTTTACCCAGCGTGTTAGCAATCAGTTCCTGCTTGATGTTTCTGCTCAGGTCGGTAATAGGCAAGGACTTCTCTTGGATAGACCGTCCCAAGCTCCTAAGACCTGTCTGTGTCAAGAACAACAAGTCTGTTCCTATGTTCTGTACACTCTTTTTATCTACACAGCCAACACCCGGAATAGTGTCTTGTATAGCCATAGTTGCAGGACTCTCTGCACCAGCGTAGACCAACGTGTTGTTTTCACCAAATACCACAAGCATCCCGTTGTGTGCAGCGATAGCTACAACCTTGTCAAACCCGTTAGGCCACGCCTTAGATACGTCGATAGAACCGCTAGACCCACCAGAGAAATCGTGTCCTATTAGTAAGTCAGACCAGTAAATCGTGTTGTCGTTACTAGCGTTACCCACGCACCACACTCGTCCGTAAGCACCAATAGCCTCGTGAGAGTACTGTGCAGACGTAACTGACGCACCAGATACACTGGACATCTTGGTTACTGCGCCTAGACTGTTGCTGTACACCAAAGGCTCGTAGCCACGCTGGAAGAAGTAAGCATAATCGTTGAAGTTAAAGATGGTCCAATCGTTGTCTGTAATTGTGTACGATGCTGGCGTAGCGTCAACCAGTGTAGTCGTACCTGTCATAATCTTGTTGTTGCCAGTGCTAAAGATTACCTCGTTACCAGCACTGTCGTAGAACTCGTGGATGTTAGAGAGGTAGTCAGTACCTAACTCTGTCTTGTCTGTCGTGACAACAGCGTTACCTTTGCGTGATGCCAAACGACCACGCCTGTCGATGATAGCGTTGTCTGCAATCTCCGCAAAAGACGTATCCTGTGCAAGCGGAGAATCCTCTGTATTGATTCCCTTGAAAGCAGGAGCAACTAGATTAATGCTTTGTAAAGGCTGTGCCATAAATACTCCTACGGGGTATAGAAGATTGTTTCTTCTGGATGACGCTGTGCATCAAGAGCAATAGCATCTGCAAGATATCTGTCTGCAATAGCAAAGTATTCAGGAGCAGAAGTACCACCTGTTTCACCACGTTCACGAGCCAACAGAGCTACTGCCATGTGAATTACTGGTTGACTAGGAATAGCCAGTGTGTCAGAATCACTAGTTAACGGTACGTTTCTATGTACCACTTTAGCTTTGATAGAGTACACACCATCAGGTTTAGGATACACGTCAATCTGTGCGTCACCACTACCGTCTACACCGTTATAAGTAAAGTACTGAGGAGAACCAGAAACAGGAGTCTGTACAAAAAACTGCTCATCAAACCAAGTCTGAGGTTGGTACTGCATAACAAAGTTAGACGTATCGTTTATAATGTTAAGTACTTTTCCTTTGTCACCGCTTCCTGTTAATGAGTACGTGTAGTCATCAGCAGCAGTAGTAATAGTTAACGTACTTCTCAAGTGCGACCAATCCCATGCATCTTCAATCATGTGCTTTGCATCGTTAATAAAATCACCAACCATAGCACTGTATGTGTTAGCGCTGACAGTTGTTACTTCATCTTCTCGTAATCGTCTGAGTACGTTGTTTACTAAATTTAAATATGTCATGAAATATTTCCTGTCAACATACGACCAATAAGACCTTCAATAGATGCCATAGCATTTACTGGTGCAGGGGTTTGTATTCCGGGTAAGGCTTGTGGCATATAACTAAGACCTGATACAGTACCTGTAAACATACCACCAGAGCCGCCGCCAACTGCACCGCCGCCGCCAGAAGATGTAGCAGGAGGTTCTGTAGGGCCGGGAGGTTCACCACCAACTACTACGTCATCTTTAACGCACTGGTCAAAGTTATTAGGGTCTGGTGAGTAACCGGGAAGACAAGCACCACAAGAGCCGTCTTCATTTGTCTGTCTATTTTGTGAAGCACAATTAAAAGTAGTGCCACCTCCTGTAGTAGTATCATCACCACCACTAACAGAAACACACTGACCATTTATTTCAGTAGTTCCAGCCGGACACTCACATACACCGTTAACTCGTACTTTACCGCCAGAACATTGTTCTTCGCCGCCGTTATCGCCAGTGTCTCCACCGCCTCCAGACAAACATTGAGCGTTATACTCTGCTTCGTATTCTCTGTAAGCTGTGTTGTACGCTAATGCGTTTCCTGTAGGTGCGTAAGGTTCTTTTTGTCCACAAACAACAGTAAACGTAGGTGTTTCCGTGGTTGTACTGCTACCGTTACTGCCAGCACAAGTTGCATCATATTCTGCGCTGTATGCAGCATACTTAGACCCAGCAGTTGGATCAAAAGTGTTAGCATCAAAACCAACTTTAGGTTGATTACACTCTACCGTAGGTGCTGTATACTCAGTGTTGGTTGCAGTGCCTTGCTCTTCTGGACAGATACCAAAAGGTTGCGTAGCTCTTACAGTTGTACCGTCTGCACAGTACTCTTCAGGACATCTACCGTTAGCATCAGGAGATACATCTGGATCTTGGCACTGCTTTGTAGGAGCAGTAGAAGGTTTAGGAATACATTTCCCTTCCTCGTTTAAAGTACCATCATTTTCAACATCTGGATTTAATCCTGTAGTACAAGCGTCACCGGGATTCCAAGTAGAAGACAACCCCGGACAATTAGATCCGTCAGCGTCTAGTTTTTCTACTAAGTTTCCTAAATCATCTAACTCTTCACACATCCCAAAGCCGGTTGTTGTTCCGCTTTGTACGCAACCTCCAAAACCGTTATTAGCGTCAGGATCATATACCGTACCTTCTGTACACGTAGTGTCTTCACCTGTTATATTTACAGGTAAACCTATTGCATTTCTAACAGCGTCTTCTGCTCCAGCTAGAACAGCACCAAGAACTGCGTTACCAAGACCACCACCAACAGTTTTAATTATATCTGTTGGAGTAATTCCGCAGTTTTCTCCTGTACTGGTGTCGCAGTTTTGGTCAAAAATGTCTCCTAACTCATCTGCCTTTTCTGAAATTTTACCTAAAACAATATCTACTACAGTAGGACACCTATAATTTCCTGATCCAACTGGGTCTTCTATTTGATCTACAGTACTACACTCACCAGTAATAACTTCTTTTATAGTAGTTCCTGTGTCTAAAATAAGGTCTTTTATTTCTTTTAATGTAACGTCTTTAAATATTGTTCCAAGAATAGCAGAAGGAAGTTGGGGTATTCCCGGAATTTGTAACACTACTCCTAAAGTAGTACACTCATCCCATGTACCTCCACCGCCTAAACACTCCCAAACATCTACAGCGATAGTGGGTCCAGATCCGGTTGGTTCAGGCATATCGCCACCCGGAGCAAATTGATTGTATAAAGCATCAGAAGTTACTTGTACATCAACAATACCGCCCAAAGCGTCATTTAAATCATTAGCGTATTTATCAGCCTTTTCTCTCGTTTCTGTGTCTTCGCCAGTTCCGGTGTCAGAAACTCCTGCAATACCTTTAAAGTACTCGTTCCACGCAGGAATCTCTGACAAAAACTCAGCGTCAAAGTTTTGTAAATCTTCTTGAGTTGCGTCACCTTCAGCGTACTTACCAAGCAAGTCTAACCAACGAGATGCTTCGTTAGCTCTGTTAACTCTGTCAGGATCGTCAGCATCTTGGTCTTCTACGTAACCTCTAAAGATACTAATAAAATCTTGAAAGAGTCTTCCTTGACCTAACTCGTCCATTAACAAATCTGTAGGAAACGTAAAAGGAGAACCAGAACCTGCAAAAAGACCAAAGCCTACTGGAATACCTTTTATTGTTACACCGCCGCCTAGTCCAGAGACACTTGGAAGATAAGAAGCAGTTTTGGCTTGAGCTTCAGGAGAATTAGCAATATTGTATTCAATACCCGACAACGACAAGTCTTGGCTTGTCCAGTAGTCTAGCCCTGACGGCTCTGCGTCCCTACCTAAGTACTGTTGATACAGGTCATTAACTTGTTTGCGTGTAGCCATAGGTTACTTACCGCCCTTCATCTGCATCAGCTTGTCAGCACCACGTATACCAAAGCTGGCCGTGACTGCTACGTAAAGCAAGTACTGGTAGTAATCAGGTAGC